TAAATTATGGTAATGGTCGAAATCTTGAAATCTCACTCAAAAGAATGGCTGTGAATTTTAAGATTCAGCATAATATAGACCACACTATATTATTTAAGTATGCTATCATTGAACTCAAAGGTAGTAATACTGGGGATTATGCTAATTTTTTAACAGAGTTAGAAAATAACAGAATCCTTAATATACCTGGTTCCTATATCACACCGAACCAGAACAGAGTGAAACAAAGTAAAACCGCGTATGTTGGACAATATAAGATTCTCAAACAGAGAACCTTAACAATATCCCCTCCACTAGACACACAGAATGAACTTAATTCAATTGAAACTACAAGTGTCAATTGGTCCAAGAAATTTGGAAAGAACGGGATCAAGGTTAAATTTAACAAAGATAACCATACTGATGCTATAGGTTCTTTATACCAGTATATACTGGTAATGATTGCCGTGAGGAACGACGGCCAATTAATTAACTCAGCTACATCCAATGCTGTTGTTTCTGTTTTTGGAACAAGAACAGTCTATTGGGAAAATATCGAAGATGCCGACGAGCCTTAATGTCCCTATATCATACTATTCTTAACCTCTTTTATTAAAAGTAAAGATAATTCGAGAATAATTTATAATACTTACTGGTAACAACAAGTAATTATTAGAAACATTCTCTCTCACTTTAGTGAGAGAATGTTTCTTATAATCGTTCTCTTTCTTCCCGTCTGGGGGGAAGTCCCCAGTCAGGGGGTAGGGGCGGAACGCCCCTGATAATGCATCTTTCAAAAAAATAACAATATTGTTATATTCTTGAAAGGAATGCCTGCGAAGCTGGCTATGACATACTAATGATTAAAAATGTGTGAGACTAAATATATCAAACTTCCTCACCCATTAAGAATGGTCATCTATAATGTTAAGATGACCCTGAGGATTTGAGGATTCTTCAATATCATATTTTCTTAATTTCTTATTTTCTAAAAATCTGATATCCCATCTATCAAGAGAAACTGCGGATAAATTCGGAAAGAAGTTTGCAAAAACTGCTACTTTACAAGGTTTGAATCTTTTTAGACAACTAGTATACTTGGCTGAAAATAGTCTGCCATCCTTGAAGCATTCCATTGCTGTGTAAGGTGTAAAGTTTTCCTTTGTTCGTGGTAGGTCAAATAACACAGTGTTTTGACCATCAAAAGCATAAGCTATATCTTTCAAAGCACCATTATTGCATAAAAATGCATCTTTGTTATCGATCAAAAAATTAGATAAAACGGATTTACCACCACCCCCGGGTTTATCACATATCCACAGAATGTTTCTATCATTCTGATTCTTAAGTATTTCAATAATTTCATTTTGACAATCCCAGAGTTCTAAGTCTTTTGTAAAGTTCTCTATGGGCCTACAATCAAAGCATTCACGCGCCCATTTCATGCAGTTGTGAATCTGACCGCAAATATCCTCATCATTTATTACATCTTTCCACTTATTATGTTCTTGAATTTTGTTCTTTAGTATAACCTTCGGGTTATATGTAAAGTCATTCTCATCTAATTCATCTAAGATACAATTCTCTTTTTCTAGGTATTTAAAAAGATTCTGGAAATGTTCCGGGGTTTTTATAAATCCTATGTTGGGATGGATATCCCCTATGTCAAAGCATCTTTGATTCCGTTTATCTACCCTTTTGTTTATAACAATAAGGACGTGAGTGTGCAAATATGGGTGATTCTCATCACCGGATTCATGTGCTACTTTTATCTTATATGTTCTGTTTTTGAGCTTTTTCGACAGCATAGCTTTAATAGCTTCAATACTAACATGAGTTTTGTAAGTATTATGTAAAAATTTTCCTTGAAATCTCCAAGATTTTGTAATATTTTCTTCATTTGTCATATATATAATTGTATTGTGTTATAATTATATATATTACCGTATCCTTATCTCCTTTTATTAATTTTCGGTCTAGACCTTAGAAAAGTAATATATCATGTTATTCTTAAGTCCTTTTTTAACACAGTTATAAAAAAAGGCCTATATGTTTTAATTCTTAACTCATTTTATTATTTTTGTTGAAAACAAAAGTAATTAAAGATAGTGGTATATATATATATATAACACCTCTATGCCTCCATTAACTAAATATGGATATAAAATAACGAAAAAGAAAAAACCCGTAAGGAAAAAAAAAACTCAAACAAAATCAAAACCAAGAAAAAAGTATGTGACATATGGCCAGGTAAAAACTATGATAAATGCCAACAAATCGCCTGAATATTTAAAGCAAGCGATTGGCCTTTTTCAAGATGCTACTATTGGAACTCAGCATTTTTTTAAAACAATAAATGTTGGTGGTACCACTGACAATAATATATTCACAAACTACAAGGTTTATAAAATTAACATGCCAGTTGAATTAGCACAAGCTACTAATTTAAATTATGGTAATGGTCGAAATCTTGAAATCTCACTCAAAAGAATGGCTGTGAATTTTAAGATTCAGCATAATATAGACCACACTATATTATTTAAGTATGCTATCATTGAACTCAAAGGTAGTAATACTGGGGATTATGCTA